TTTGACCACGAAAGCCAAATCCCAATTAGACAAACTGATGGTGGAGGAACAATGCACCGAAGATCATTTTTTAAGAGTATCGGTGAAAGGTGGAGGTTGTTCTGGTTTAACTTATGATTTAGACTTTGATGATACGATAGTTCCTTTTGATGAAATATCAGAAGACCAAGGTTTAAAATTAGTTATTGATAAAAGGTCCTTATTATATTTATTAGGGACCGAATTAGATTTTACAGAAGGATTAAATGGTAAAGGATTCTTATTCACTAATCCAAACGCAAGCAGGACTTGTGGTTGTGGTGAGAGTTTTGGTATTTAATTTATAATAAATTTGGTTACTTAAAATAAAGTTTGTATATTTAATAAGATTATGATAAAAGCAGTTTTTGATAACGTGGTAATTAAACCACACACAGAAGAAGAAACCATGTACGGTAACATTATTGTACCCGACATTGGTAAAGACAGAAGTTTAATGGGCACTATTGTATCAGTTGGACCAGGTAGCTGGACTATTGCTGGCACTATGGTTCCAACTACATTAAAAGAAGGACAAAAAGTAATTGTCCCACCTATGGGTCCTACTAAAACCGAATATGAGGGGCAAGAATATTATGTTTGTAGTGAAAAATTAGTTTTAGCAATTATAGATTAATATGAGCAAAGTTATAGAGTTTGGCCCAGAAGCCCGAAGAAAATTAGCTAACGGCATTGATAAGTTAGCAAACGCAGTTACAGCAACTTTAGGTCCTAATGGACGAAATGTTGTTATTTCAAAAGCAAATGAATATCCTCAATCTACTAAAGATGGTGTTACTGTAGCAAAATCAATTTCATTAGAGGACCCAATTGAAGAATTAGGTGTTCAGATGGTTAAACAAGCCGCTATTAAAACCGCAGACAATGCAGGTGATGGTACAACCACATCTACATTGTTGGCTCAAGAAATGGTTAAAGCTGGTTTAACACATTTAAATAATGGAATGAATGCTGTAGAAATTAAAAGAGGTATTGATAAAGCTGTTAAAGAAGTAATTGAGCACCTTCAAACCGAAATTTCTGAGGAAATCTCATCTGAAGAACAATTAACTCAAATCGCAACCATTTCAGCAAATAATGATCCGGAAGTTGGGGCTTTAATTGCTACCGCAATGGAAAAAGTAGGTCGTGATGGAGTTGTTACAATTGAGGAATCTCGTACCGGTGAAACATACCTTGAAACAGTAGAAGGTATGCAGTTTGATCGTGGATTTAAATCTCCATACTTTGTTACTAATAACAGTACTATGCAGTCTGTTTTAGAACGCCCTAGAGTATTAATTTATGAGAAAAAATTAACCCAAGTAAAAGAATTATTACCTTTACTTGAAAACATGTCTAATCAAAATCGTCCTTTGTTAATTATTGCTGAAGATATTGATGGTGAGGCATTAGCTACTCTTATTGTAAACAAAATGAGAGGCCTATTAAAAGTATGTGCTGTTAAAGCCCCTGACTTTGGTGACCGTAGATCATTAATTATGGAAGACATTGCTACCTTAACTGGTGGAACTGTTGTTTCTCCTGATCGTGGTATGAAACTTGATAAATTTAATCTAGATTGGTTAGGTGAGTGTCGTTTAGCAACTATTAGCAAAGAAGAAACTACTTTAGTTGATGGTGGTGGAGATGAAGAAAAAATTAAAGCACGAGTTGAAGACCTTCAACACCAAATCGAACACGCTAAATCAGCATTTGAAGTTGAAAAACTACAAGAACGTTTAGCTAAAATGGTAGGTGGAGTTGCTATTGTTTATGTAGGTGGAAATACTGAAACCGAAATGAGAGAAAAGAAAGACCGTGTTGAAGATGCTCTCCATGCAACTAAAGCAGCAATTGAAGAAGGTATTGTACCTGGTGGTGGAATGGCTTTATTGCACGCTCGAAATGGTATTAAAGATTTTAACAACATTGGAAGTAAAATTGTATATGAAGTATGTTCAAGTCCATTTAAGAAAATTTTATCTAATGCCGGATACGTACAAGAAGATATTTACAATGCTTTATCTGGAGCTACAGGTGGTGACTATTGGTATGGATTTAATCTTAAAACGGATGATTTTGATGACATGAAAACAATTGGTGTAATCGATCCTACTAAAGTAACTCGTACTGCACTTCAAAACGCTGCTTCAGTAGCAGGAACTATTCTATTAACTGAGGCTGTTGTAGTTGATAAATTAGAAGACAATAAAGATGATGCTAGTTTAGGCGGAATGCCTGAAATGTATTAAAATGAGAGATGCTGTAGGACTAATAGGGAATACACTAATAATTGAGGATATAACTTATGTTATAACTAATGTATACATTGTTCCTGATTTGGGAAGTTTATATATTACATTAAATAATAAAGGTGTATCTGTAAATCATCCATTAGATTCCCTATTACCCTACATTATTAAACAAATAAAGTTATGAAACAAGAAAAAAATATTGAACTCGCTAATCGTGTTGCCCCTGGAGACAGGTGGGATGTAAATGGTATAATTTATAACTCATTAACTGAAGCATTAAACGCTTATTACGTTTCATGTGTTACAAAACCTCAAGCCTTTAGACTTGAACCTTTAAAAGGAAAATTGTATGTTATTATAGAAGAAAATTCTGAGGTAAAACCTAAAACATATAACATTTACGGGGAAGATGAATAAACGAGAACATACTTTATTAGTTGAAAAATATCGTCCAAGTGAATTAGCTAATTATGTTGGTAATGAAAGTGTTAAAGCTATTATCCAACAATACTTAGACCAAAACGATATCCAAAACTTTATCTTCTATGGCCGTGCAGATAGAGGTAAAACTACACTAGCTAAACTTATTGTATCTAAAATTGATTGTGACTACCTATATATTAATGCTAGTGATGAAAGAGGTATTGATACAATTAGAGATAAAGTACAATCATTTGCTAGCACAGCCTCATTTAAACCACTTAAAGTGATTATATTAGATGAGGCTGATTTTTTAACAATTCAAGCACAAGCATCCTTAAGGAATATAATTGAAACGTTTTCACGTACTACAAGATTTATTTTAACTTGTAATTATGTTGAACGTATTATTGATCCCCTCCAATCACGATGTCATGTTTTAAAAATTATACCCCCTAACAAATCAGATTCCGCTCGCCACGTTGCCTCGGTTTTAGATAGTGAAGGAATTAACTATGACATTAAGGATCTAGTTGTTATTATTAACAAATATTATCCTGATTTGCGTAAAACACTTAATGTATGTCAATCATCTACTATTGATAATACATTAAAACTTGATTCTACATTATTAGTATCTAATACTTATCAAAGTCAAGTACTTAATATTTTAAAGAAACCTACCCAAACATCATTCACCCAAATTAGACAAATAATTGCTAATTCAGGAGTAAATGATTATGATGATTTATTTAGATTTTTATTTGAAGAAATAAATGAGTATGCTAGTGGTAGAGAAGGTGAAATAATTATTACTTTATCCGAAATGCAATATCAAGCAGGATTTAGGGTAGATAAAGAAATTAATATAATGTCCTGTATCTCCCAAATCTTATCAGTAATTTCTAAGAAACAAGTAATATGATATTGCCAAAAATGTTTAATAAAGATGGGGTTTTGTATGTTCCTTTTCGTAAATTAACATTTAAACGGGAAGATAAAGAAATGATTGATGCTTTAAAAGACATGTGGATGTGTGATACTGTATTAAAAGATAATAATGATTTTTACTTTTGCCGAAAAGTAGATGATATTGAATTTGAACCTATAAATAAATAAAAAATGAAACAACCCGAATTAAAAATGAATTTTGACTTGAAAGCCACAACCGGATTACACACTGCAAGTGGTTCTCCAGTATGGCAAGAAGGAGTTATTTTACGTAAAGTAAGCAAATTTATTGCTGGAACTCCTGATGATGCTATTGTTCCTATCCCTGTATTTTTTGACCCACAAACAGGAAAAATGCTAGAGGGAATGGTACCTAAAGACCTACGTGAGGAATATGCCGATCACATTATTTAATTGGCTAGATAATATTACCATAGGAAAACAGGATTGGGACTCTTTTGAAGAAAATGATAGAGAGTCCTTTAATCCTTACATAATTCATAGATTTATTTCTATGTATGAACCGTATGTTGATTTAGTTAATATAGTACAAAAAATCCCATATACCGAAAAGAAAAAAATTTATTTGCTGTATAAAAGTATGTTGCCGAAAAAGAAAATATTTTTCAAGTATGTAAAAAGTAATTACACAAGTCCTAATGATGAATTAGTAGCTAAACTTGCTGATTATTTTTCATGTTCCTTAGGTGAAGCTGAAGAGTACTCAACCCTATTAGATAAAACAGGGGTTGAAAGTATTTTAAGTGGAATGGGGATTAATGAAAAAGAAATCAAAAAGCTAGTTAAAGAATTAAAGTAATGGCTAAAAAATTACCTAAAATACTCAAGGAGATAAAAAAACACACTCCTAAGGTCATTGACTACTCAGAAAATAATTCGGTATCGTATAGCCAATTTTCAATGTATAAGACTTGCCATTATAAATGGGCACTTACTTATAAAGATAAGAATAAAACATACAAACCTTCTATCCATACTGTATTTGGTAAGGCATTTCATGAAACGATTCAAGACTGGTTAAAAGTCATGTACGAAGTAGCAGGAACGGTTGCTGATAAAATAGATTTAAATGATAAACTATATGAGGGATTAATATTTCACTACTCAGATGAAAAAAAGGCTAATGACGATAAACATTTTGCTACATCAGAGGAATTAAATGAGTTTTATGAGGATGGCGTTGCTATTTTAGAATATGTTAAAAAGAATAGATCCTCATATTTTAGTAAACGAGGATGGCATTTAGTGGGAATTGAACTTCCTCTTGTAATTACTCCACACCCTGAATATCCTTCAGTACTGTATAAAGGGTTTCTTGATTTTGTTTTATATGATGAAAAGTATGATAGTTTTTATATTTTTGATATTAAAACAAGTACAGGTGGATGGAATGACTATGCTAAAAAAGATGAAATAAAACAATTTCAACTTATATTATACAAACAATTTTTTGCTCAAGAATTTAATATTGATGTTGAAAAAATAAACATTCAATATTTTATTGTAAGACGAAAAATAAATGAAAATGCTTTATTTCCCCCTAAGCGAGTACAAGAATTTATTCCTGCTTCAGGTAAAAATAAAATGACTAAAGCATTAAGTGAAATGAAATTATTTATTGAAGATTGTTTTGAAAAAGATGGCAAAATACAACAAAAAATATACCCTAAAAACCCGGGACGACATTGTTCTTTTTGCCCATTTAATGAAACTTCTTTGTGTGATAAGTTAATGGAATAAGACTAATTATATATTTATATACAAATATAACGTTATGGAAAAAGATTTATCATTAACCTCAGTAAAAATTAAAACAGAATTATTTGAGTCTTTCAAAATTGAATGTGTAAAAAGAAAATTTACTTTAAACAAACTTGTTAATCGTGCAGTTTATTTGTATATTAACGACGATGAATTTAGAAAACAATTACACAGTCAAACCACAGTAGGAAAGTAATTTATTAAAAAAACAGTTATGCCAAATAAAGAATTAGTGGATAAATACTATATCCCAAAAGACCAACGTAAAAAAATCATGATCATGTGTGATGACATTCGAGTTCATTCGGGTGTAGCTCACGTAGGTCGTGAAATCGTAATTAACACTTGTCACCGCTACAATTGGGTGAATGTTGGTGGAGCTATTAACCATCCTGAGGCTGGTCAAAAATTTGACATTAGCGTTGATACAGGTAACCAAATTGGCATTAATGATGCTAGCGTATTTTTATACCCAATTGACGGGTATGGAAATCCCGACTTGCTAAGACAATTAATTCAGATTGAAAAACCAGATGCTATTTTCTTAATTACTGACCCTCGCTATTGGGCTTGGTTATTCCAGATTGAAAATGAAATCCGCAAAACAACCCCTATTATTTATTTAAACATTTGGGATGACTACCCAGCACCATTGTACAATGAGGTTTTTTATGAGTCTTGTGATGCGTTGTTAGGTATTTCAAAACAAACAGTAAACATTAATAAATTGGTTTTAGGTGATAAAGCTAAAAACAAAGTTATTGATTATGTTCCTCACGGTGTAAACCAAAACACTTTTAGGCCTTTAACTAATGAGGAATTTAAATCTAAAGAATTTTTAGACTTTAAAAAACAACTATTTAAGGGGACAGACTATAATTTTGTCTTATTCTTTAACTCAAGAAACATCAGGCGCAAACAGATTCCAGATACTATCTTAGCGTTTAGGCATTTTGTAGATAGATTATCTAAAGAACAAGCTAAAAAATGTTGTTTAATATTACATACTCAACGAGTAGATGATAATGGAACTGATTTAAATGCTGTAGTTGAATTACTATGTCCTGAGGATTATTGTAATGTTATATTCACTGATGGCCCTACAGGTAGTCAACAATTAAATTGGATATATAACATTGCAGACGCTCAAATTTTATTAACATCTAATGAAGGTTGGGGATTAAGTTTAACTGAAGCTATGTTAGCAGGTAAACCTATTATCGCTAACGTAACGGGAGGAATGCAAGACCAAATGCGCTTTGTTAAAGACGGTAAATGGATGGATTTTGATAAGAATTTTCCATCAAACCATAGAGGTACTTATAAAGAACATGGCGAGTGGGCCTTTCCAGTATACCCAACATCTCGCTCACTAGTTGGTTCAGTACCAACACCTTACATTTTTGATGACAGGTGTGAAGCCGAAGATGCTGCTGACCAAATTGAGGCTATTTACAATTTAAGTCTTGAAGAAAGACAAAGACGGGGATTAGCAGGTCGTGAATGGGCTATGAGTGATGAAGGCGGATTAAGTGCTGAAAAAATGGGTGAACGAGTTATTAACAGTGTTGATAAGTTATTTAACACCTGGACACCTAGAGAAAAATACGAGCTAATTTTAGCTGGTGAGAAAAAGAAAAAACAAGTTGTACATAAATTAATATATTAATGAAACCGTTATTTGTAATAAGTTGCCCAATCGATACATACTCAGGATATGGTTCACGTTCTCGTGATTTAGTTAAATCAATTATTGAATTAGATAAGTATGAGGTAAAAATTATGCCACAACGTTGGGGTAATACACCTTGGAACTTTATTGAAGACCATGTTGAATGGTTATTTTTAAAGCAGTACCTGTTAACTACACCTCAATTACCTAAACAACCCGAAATTTGGGCTCAGGTAACTGTACCTAATGAATTTCAACCAATTGGAAAATATAATATTGGTTTTACCGCAGGTATTGAAACTACTGTTTGTGCTCCAGAATGGATTGATGGAGTTAATAGAATGGATATTACTTTGGTTTCATCTAATCATGCAAAGCAGGTATTTGAAAATACTACTTTTGAACAGAAGGATCAACAATCTAATCAAGTAATTCGTATTATTAAACTAGAAAAACCCGTTGAAGTATTATTTGAAGGAGCAGATATTGAAAAATATTATCCATTAGAAACATCTAAAGTTAAAGATATTGATTTAAGTTCAATTAAAGAAGATTTTGCTTATTTGTTTTTAGGACATTGGTTGCAAGGTGATGTAGGTGAGGATAGAAAGAATGTTGGTTTATTAGTTAAAGCCTTCTATGAAACCTTTAAAAATAAAATGAAAAAACCAGCATTGATTCTTAAAACATCAGGAGCTGGAGCATCATATATGGATCGAGAAGATATTCTAAATAAAATTGCCCAAATCAGAGCCAGCGTTAATAGTGTAAACGTACCTAATGTTTACTTACTGCACGGTGATTTTAGTGATAGTGAAATTAGCCAATTATATAGTCACCCTAAAGTAAAAGCAATGGTTAATTTAACTAAGGGTGAAGGCTTTGGTCGTCCATTACTTGAATTTTCATTAGTTAAAAAACCTATTATCACTACAGCTTGGTCAGGACATACTGATTATCTTAATGGTGAGTTTGTATCTTTAATTCCAGGTCAATTAACTAATGTGCACCCAACAGCAGTAGTACCAAATATGATTTTAGCTGAGTCACAATGGTTTTCTCCCGACACAGGAACGATAGGACATTATTTAAAAGATGTGTTTGAAAACTATAAAAACTACACTGATGGAGCTAAGCGTCAAGCATTCCGTTCTAAAACAGAATTTTCGTTTGATAAAATGAAAGAAAAACTAGGTAAAATGTTAGACAAAAATGTTCCTAATTTTCCAGCTCAAGTTCAAATTAAACTACCTCAATTAAAGAAACTATAATGAAAGACTTAATAACAATTATTTTAAACTTTAAATACCTTCTTAAACGTACCCGGAGAGAGGTACAGAAACTAACCCACGAAAGACTTCTGGGCAAGTATATGAATAATTATGTATCTAAAACTAACGTAATAGAAAGAAAAGCATCATTAGAAGCTTTAGAAAATTATAAAAAACACATACATGGACAATTTAACAATTTGTAAACGCTGCGGCTCGGATGCCTGCTACACTCAGGATATTACTCCTGAAATTCAGACATACTTTTGTTATGGCTGTGGTTTTCAAACTAATACTTTGATGAAAGTAGATAGTGATTTTCTTCAAGAACAATTAGCTGTCCTTCCTGACTTATATAAAGCACTTATGGGCGAGGAAGAGGAAACAGGTATTGTTTGGATGCCCTCAGTAGTAAACATTCCTAATCAAGGAATGGTATTTGCTGATGGTGTTTCAGAACACGATTGGAAATGGGCTGCGGTTAAAGCCGTACCTGTTAAAGAAGAAGAAAAAACTAAATATCCACTTCCCGGTAAAAAGGGAGAATATTATGAGTATAGAATGGATATGAGTACTATAAAACATTTTGAAGAAGGTGATTTTATGGAATGTCTTTCGTATATTGAAGTATTACCAGAATAATATGAAAGTTAGTTACGCCGTTACAGTTTGCAATGAATTTGCAGAGATTCAAAGACTACTTAATCATCTTTGGCAATATAAAAAACCCCAAGATGAAATTGTTGTTTTAGTTGATTTAAGTAAGAACGAGCCCTCCTCTTATCTTCTTAACTATTTACGAGAATTTAATTCTAAAGGTACAATAAGACTAGAGGAAGGTTATTTTGATGGTCATTTTGCTAATTGGAAAAATAAGTTATCTGAATCCTGTACCGGCGATTTTATCTTTCAAATTGATGCTGACGAGTATTTGCCTGAGGAATTTATTGATTTGCTCCATCAGATACTCGAAGCTAACCCCGAAGTTGATCTGTACTATGTTCCTAGGATTAATACCGTAAGTGGTCTCACCGAGGAGCATATACAGAAATGGGGTTGGAAAGTAGAGAACGGAAGAGTGAACTACCCTGATTATCAAGGTAGGGTCTATAGAAACAACCCAGAGATTAAATGGGAGAATAAAGTTCACGAAAAGATCGTTGGGTTTAAACAATATACTGCTTTACCTGAAGTAGATGCTTTATCTTTGATTCACCCTAAGACAATCGAAAGACAGGAAAGACAGAACTCCTACTACGAAACATTATGAAAATAGCATTTCACAGTAATCAATTAGGTATTAGAGGTACTGAGGTTTCTTTATATGATTATG